CGCGCCGCCAGGGTCTCGGCCAGGGCGCGCCCCAGGGTGGACACCAGGGCGTGATCGTCGGTGATCCGTTGCGGCACATACACACGCACACCGCCCCACACCTCCACCAGGCGCAGGGCGGCATCAACGCCTACCGCGTCCACGATCTCCGCCGCCGTCTGCGGCAGTTGGTCGATATCAATCTCCACGAGTTCCCCCCAGGTTCAGTCCCTTCACCATCTTTTTCAGTTTGGCCAGGTTCTCCTCGGCCATGGCTTTCTGTTCGGGCGTCGGCGGTGGCGGTGGCAGCTCCTGGCGTTTGGGGCGTGATGGCAGGTGCTCCATCAGCTCACGCGGTGCAGGCCAGCGGCTCAGGCGTTGGGTCAGGGCTCGAAACGCCTGGCGCAGGCGTGGGGCGTCTTGCTCACGGTCCCAGGCGATCGGGGTGTACCAGAGCGCCTCGACCCACACCAGCTCCACGCCGTCCAGGGTATCGGCTGCCGGTGCGCTCTCCAGGCGCAGCACGTACAGCTTGGCGATCCCTTCGGCCACCACTTCTACAAACCAGTCCGCCGGCGGCGGTGTATGCTGTTTTTGTTCAGCCACGTCGATCTCTCATCAGTCGGGCCACCGCTTGCGCTGTCTTGCTGGCAGGCTGGGCGGCGGCAGCGGGGACAGAGGTGCGGCCGTGTTGCTCGATGCGCTCTACCGGCACCGGCTGCGGCCGGGCCGCCACCGTCTCCAACACCCGCTTCAGGTAGTTGTGATTGGCCAGGGGGCGCCAGTCCGCCCCCTGTTGTTTGGTGCGCATCGCCTCCACCGTATCCGACAGGGCGGCGCCCACGGCTTGGGTGTCGCGGTGCAGGTCCAGCACTTCGCGGGCGATCCGCAGGGCCCGCTCCCAGGCCAGCGCCCGGCTCTTGGCCCGGAACAGGCCCAGGTAGGCGGCCAGGGGGCGCGAGACTTCGCGCGGCAAGTCCGACAGCAGCCCCATCAGCTCGCGGGCCGCCTCGTCCTCCACGGCCTGCTCGATGGAATACTCCGCATGACAGCAGGGGCAACGTACTCGCATGGTGTTTAAGCTCCCGTTAAATCAATGTTGCCCGGCGGTTAACCCGTCCAGGCGTTCCACCAACGCCCGCAGCGTCGGGCGGTGGCGCTCCCAACCTTTGCGCAGGCCCTGCACCTGCTCGGCCAGGGTGTCGCGGCTCCAGCCCAGCGCGGTCAGTTGCTCGTCCACCCGGGCGATCAGGGCGCGCTTTTCCTGCTCCACCGCCAAGGCCGCCACCACTGCGCGCAGGTCCTCCAGCTTGCGCAGCCAGGCCACCCGGTCGATGCCGGCCTGGCGCTGGGCGATGGCGTCGGCGTAGGACCAGGGCAGCCCCATGTCCGCCAGTTGCGCCTCGATCTTTTGCAGCAGCGGCTTGCGGTCCAGGTTGTGCGGCGTGCCGGGGTGCTTGCCCACCCGCTGGCGCGGCTTGGCCTCCCAGCCGACACGGCGCAGGTGGTCCAGCACCCGCTGGCGCCCGGCGGCGTCCAGATCCTTGGCCGAGCCCACCCCGGCCACCTCGCTCAGCATCAGCCGGTACCCGTCCTCGTCCAGGCCCAGGTCGCGGCGAGCGGCGTGAATGGCGGCCAGTTGCTTGCGGCGGCGAATGTCGCTGGTGGTTGCGGTCATGGTCACACCGCCGCCAGATCCAGCGGCACCGCCCGGTACTGGTCGGAGTCGCCGATGCGCTTGTACACGCGGATATACACCGCCGTGCCGGCGCTCTGGATGCTGTCCTTCAGGGCCTGCATGGCGCGCTGCCAGCCGTCGTCGTCGATCTCCAGGCGCAGCAGCTCCAGGATGGCGGTGGTCTTGATCTGGCCCTTGCTGTCGGTGCGGAAGGCCCGATCCACCAGGGCGCGGATATTGGCGTTGGCGCCCTCGCTCCAGCGCATGATGCAGTCGTTGATCAGCTCCTTGGCCGCCTCCAACTCCTCGGTAAAGGTCACCCGCTCGGCGTAGCTGCGCATCACCTTGTACTGGCCGTCGTAGGTGGCGACGGTGACGTTGCCCTTCTTGCCGCCCAACTGCACCTCGTAGCGCTCGGCGGCGATGCTCACCAGGTCGGCGATATCGCCCAGCGCCTTGGCCTTGAAGGCCTTTAGGCGCTGGTGCAACTCCTCGGCCTCGGCGGCCAGCTCGCGGGCCACCTCGTCGCGCAGCTTGTCGTGTTCGCGCACCTGCTCCACCGGCACCAGGTGGCCGGCGGCGTTGCGCATGTACCCCTCGGGGATGGTGTGGGCTTGGCTCTCGCTCATGGGTCTTGCTCCTGTCAGTGTTTAAGAGGCGGCGAGCGCGGCGGCGCACCCGCAGAAGGTCTTGGCCAGGCGCTCGCAGCGCGCGGCACAGGTCGGGCATTCGCCGGCCACCAGGCGGTGACTCACCAGGCCGCACCACTCGCACGGCCCGGTCTCCACCGGCCGGTAGGCGGGCTTGCCGTCCGGCGCCCGACCCACCTGCACCAGCTCGCCAGCGATCACCAGCAGGCACACCACGTATTGCACGGGCGGGTGCGGCAGGCTCAGCGCCTGGGCGATCTGCGCCGTGCCGGCCGGGGCGCGGTGCTCGGCCAGGTGGTCGCGCACGCGCTGGCGCAACCAGTCGCGCCGGGCGGCCTCGAAACGCGCCACCGCGTCCTGCATCTCGGGCGTGTGCATGCTCATGCCTTGGCCCTCCGGGTGAAGTTGGCGCTGGGGCCGCGCTTGGGATGGCGGTGGTGGTGCAGCGGCTCCACCACGGCGCCGTTGCGCCGGGGCAGGTCGGCGGTCTGACGCTCGGCCTCCTCGGCCAGCTCCTGGGCATAGACCCGCTCGGCCACCGCCCGCTGGGCGGGCAGCAGCGGGAACGGCTCGTGCGCCAGGTGCTCGTAGCGCTCGGGCGCGGCCAGGTACTGCTCCAGGCTCAGCCCGTGCAGATCCAACCGCAGGGCCACGAAGCGGTCGGCGTGGTGCTCCAGGTACTCGTCGCTGTATGTCGTCATGCCTTTAACCCCCCCCGGCGCGCTTGCCAGGCTGTCAGCTCGCTGTCATTCGGGGCACAGTCCAGGGCCTGGATGTGCTCCGCCTCGAAGTCGTCCTCGTTGTCGTCGGCCTGCTCCTCGGCTTGCGCCACGGCGGCGGCCATGGCCTCGCGCTTGTTGTTGGCCGCCACGCGGATGCGCCGCGTCTCGCGCTCGGTGACGGTGTAGCTCACCGCCACCTCGTACACCTTGAGCGGCTTGGCCAGCGGCACCAGGATGGGCGTCTCGCCGTCGAACATGTCCGGGTGCATCGGGCCCGGCACGCACACCAGTTCGCTGCTCGTGCTCATGCCTCGCCCCCCAGGTCCTGCCAGGCGTCGCGGATATGCTCGACGGTCGGGCGGTTGGTGCCGCTGGCAGCGGCGAACATGCTGGCCAGGCGCAGGGTCTGGGACAGGCCACGCAGGGCACCAGGGCGGCGGCCAATGCCCAGGCACAGCTGGCGGGCTTCCTTGTCGGTGATGCCCCAGGCTTGCAGCAGCGCGGTCACGTCGGTGTCCTTGGCGCGGGACAGGCGCACCCGCTTGGCCACCCGGCTGAACAGTTGCGCAAACCCCACCGAGCGGCTGCCGCCGGTCAGTTGGCTGTACACGATCTCGTTACCCACCAGGGCCAGGCCGATGCCGGCGGCGTCGTGAATGGAGCGCACCGCGTCCAGGGCGCGATGGGTCAGATGCTGCGCCTCGTCGATCACCAGCAGGCCGCGCGTCTCGCGCACCCGCTCGATGATGTTGGCCTCGATCACGTGCACCGCGCCGGTGGTGCGAATACCCAGAGTTTGCGCAATGCGGGTTAGAATCGGCCCGGGCGCGGACACCGCCGGCGTGGCGGTCACCACCCAGACGTTGGGCGCCTGCTGGCGGTAGCGGCGGATGGTGGTGGTCTTACCCACCCCGGCGCCGCCATAGACCACCGACACCGCTTCGGCCATCTGCGCGAACGACAGCGCCGACAGCACCGCGCGGGCCGTTGGCGTCTCCACCCACTCGGGGGCAGTGGGCATCTGGCCGTCCAGGGCGCTGGCCGCCTCGCGGCTCTCCAGCCAGCGGCGGATGTCGGCCTCAATGGCGGCGTTATCGCCCGGGTACTTGTCCTTCAGCCACTGGCTCAGGCGGGTCTTGCCCACCCCGGTCAGTTGGCTAAGGCCGGTCAGGCTCAGGCCTTCGGCATCCATTACGCTGCGCACCTGCTCTTGCAGGGGGCGGCCGTTCAGGTTGAGGGCTGTCACGTTGTTGGTCATTTGCTATACTCCGTTCGCGTTGTTGTGGGCCGTATGGCCCGGTTCAGGCCTCGTCGGGATTGCCGCCCGGCGGGGTCGCTCTTAAAGCCCAGTAGGCTCTCTGGTTGTTGGCCTTAATCTGGCCAGTAATTTCTTGCAGGCTCTCCCTCATTTCCTCGTAGGCTCGGATCTGCCCCCGCGTGAAGGCGACCGCCTCCCGCTTGCTGATTCCGTTGCGCAGCAGCATCTCCGACTGCTTTCCCTGCTCCAGCTCGTTTGTCCACTGCTCGGCATCCCTGGCTGCCGCGCGCAGCATGTCGATCCGGGCCCTGACCTCCTGCTCCAGCCATTTGGTCGGGTTCATCAGTCGTCCTCCTGTCTGGGCGCGTCCGGGTGGTTGCGCACCCAGGCGCCGCTCAGTTGAAGAATCCGGTCATCGAAGCCGTGCCGGTCAGCCGGGCTCTCCTCGTCCTCGTCGGCGGGCATCACGTCACTGCCCACCGCGCGCTTGATATCGCCAAAGCTGCCGCGCGTGACCGTGGTCTGCACCGGGGCGGTCTCCTCGGGCTCGGGCGTGGGCAGGTAGTCCATGGCGGCCACCTCCGACATGCGCTTCTCGGCCTCGGCCTGGGCCTTGGCGGCCTTGGCGCGCTGGGTGCGGTTGCGGGCCCATTCGCGGGCGGCGCGGCTGTCGCCGAAGCCCACCGCGTGGATGCACTCCACTTCGCCGATGTAGCGGCCGTCGGCCTGATAGGCGTGCACCGGCTCGTGCAGGCAGTCGGGGTCGAACCGCACCACCACCTTGCGCCCGATGTAGTCAATCAGCGCGTCGCTGCCGTAGCGGTTCTTGCCGTGCGGGCCACTGCCCACGCGCAGGAAGATGCTGCTGTCGCGCTGCACGGTCACCGACTCGGCGGCCAGCAGCCACATGCGCCGCTGCGCGGTGGTGGGGCGGCGGATGCGGTCGGCGTTGCGCTGGTAGCTCGCCTCGAAGGCCTCGGCGAAACTCAGGCGGCCGTCGCAGATCTCGGTGCGCCGGCCCGGCTCCTCATTCCATAGGCGGATGGCGTCGGCCAGCTCGCGGCAGAACACCTCAAAGTCGATAGCCTGCTCGCCGTAGTTCTCAGGCTTGGCGGTGGGGTTGGGGCCGGTGTAGGCGCCGCGCAGGGCGTAGCGCTTGTCCACGTACTCGCCCAGGCCGCCCACGCCGAAGGTGCGCTCCACCGGCTTGGCCTGGCCGTGCCCCTTGCCCTTGAACACGCTGGTCCAGTGCACCTGGATGCCAAGCTGCGGCATCAGGCCGATGGGGTCCTCCTCGCGCACCTTGAAGCGGTAGCGGTTCTTGACGCCGCCGGTCATCCACTTGTTGGCCGCTGCGCGGGTGTTGTCGATGGTGGCGTGCTCGGGGATGCCGTAGCGCTCCAGCACGTCGCCCAGCGCCAGGCGGATCACGTCGGTGTGTTCGGTGCGGTCGGTGCGAAAGCCCACGATCCGGCGGCTGTATACGTCCTGCCAGAACCAGGTCTTGGGGCGGCCGATGGTGCCGTCCGGGAAGCGCACGAACACGTTGTGCTGGTAGCCGTCGCCGTTGATCCAGAACATGGCGTGCAGGTCGCGCACCGTGCGCTGCTGGGCCGGGTACAGGCGCATCAGCGCCTCCTCGCCCTCGCGCATCAGCACCCGCGTGGCGGTCGGGATCTCTTGCACCCAGCGGTTGATGGTGCGCAGCGCCGGCCACTCCCAGCCGTGCTCCTTGGCCGCCTCGCGGGTCCAGGTGTAGCAGGTGGCAATGCTCGGCGCTTCCGGGCGCAGGTACTGGGCCTTGAAGAAGTCCCAGGCCTCGGTGGTGCAGGCCGCCTTGGCGCCCTGGGTCGCATAGCCGGGCGCCAGCGCGGCCAGCCAGTCGGTGGGCTCCGCGCCCTTCACGGCTTTCAGCCAGCGGTACAGGGTGGCGCGGCTCTCGCCGTACACCTTGGCCACTTCCTCCACCGCCTTGGAGCGGCCGCTGCCGCTCGCAGCCAGGCGCTCCACGCCCTGCACGGCGGACAGCCGGCGGGCGGCCTCGTCCTTCAGGCGCTGCGGCTTGCGCTCGAACGCCTCCCACAGCGCCTCGCGGTCGGCCACCTTGGCGGTGCCCGTGGGTCGGGTTACCTTCGGGGCGGCCTTGGGCGCCTGGCGCTCCAGCAGTGCCGCCTGGGTTTCGGTGGGCAGGGCTTCAAAGGCGTATTCCCTAGCTCCGCCTCGACCGCCACGGCTTCGGCTTTTCCATCCTTCGCGCTTAGCTCGGCGAATTACTGCGCTTTCGCTTTTCGGCATAAGTGGTAGCCCGGCCAGCTCGCGCGCCGTGAACCAGTCCTTGCTCATTCGTCACCCTCCCCGAACAGGGCCAGCTCCGGGGCGTCATGCTTGCGCACGTTCTCCCGGTGCCCAGCCAGTTGTCGCATGGCGTGGGTGACACCCTGCATCACGTCCGGCGCCTCGGTCTCACCGCGATAGAAGCGGGTCAGCAGCGATACCGCATCATTGAGCGTGTTCTGCAGGTCCAGCAGGTCCGCCTGTTCAGTGGGGCGGCCTGCCGGAATGTCGATCACCAGCTTGCAGGCGCTGGCGGCGATGTATTGCGTAACAAAGGTGGCGTCACAGGCAAACTCAAAAGGGCGGATGCGGCGCGAAGGTATAGAACCCTCGCTCATCCATTTGTAAACCGTCCACTCCGAGGTGCCGATGAGTTCCCCCACGCGGGCCACGGAGCGGTTGTGCTTGTGCAGTGCGTAGTCCAGGCACAGCCGGATAGCCTCCTGCATGCTTGCCGGCTGTCGCGGTCTCCAGCGTCGTTTAGTCATTGCGCCTATCCCGTCTCCAGTTAGCTCCAAACCCCGCTATCCTCTGCACTATGCCAGCACCCTGGTGCTGGCCTATGCTGCTCAAAAACAGCGGGAGTAATTCACGTTATGCAGCTTTGCGCCTCTTTAGTTCGTGTTCTGTTTGCGCCTGGGTGCTATCCTTGCCCTCGTAGCGGCTCGGCCATATCTCGGCGGGATCAATGCCGATGGCCTCCGCGATCAAGCGCTGGCCTTTGGGCCAGGGGCGCTCCAGCGCATTGCAGAGCGTGGACGGGTTGGCGTAGCCGTGGTGCTTGGAAAGGCGGCGGATGCTCCAGCCGGCCTTGCGCAGGGCGGCGACGATATCGGCGCGGTGCCAGTCTTCCGGTGCCGCTTTTTTTGGCTTGCGCTGTGTGGGCATGATTCAACTACTCCTATGGCTGCCGTGTTGCTGTTTGCTGTGTGTATGCCGCAAATATAGCGTCATAAGGAGCGTTATGCAAGCACCTGGAGCGCGTCAGATAAAGCTTTTCCTCGCTCCTTGTGGTTTTCAGTTAAACAAGCTTTAAAAATCAGACACTTAGAGGTTTATATGACGCGTCAGAAATCAAATAGTGCGAGCGTCAAGTTTCCCGGCTGGGATTCTGACGCTTTTGCATCGCGCCTTATGGAGGCGGCAGGGGACAAAAAACCCTACTCTCTACAGCGTGAAACGGGCATAGCAGAGAGCTTAATCAGAAAATATATGAGCGGTCAGTCGATACCTGGAGCAGACAAGCTCGCACTCCTTGCGCGAGCCACTGGAGTGACCATGGACTGGCTTGCCACCGGGAAGGATGCGGGAGAGAAGGACGACACCGAGCAACTGAAAGCCCGCGCCGCGCTGGACCTGGAGGCCCTGGAGCGCGTTCTCGGCATGGTGCGCAAAGCGGAAGATACCCACCAGGCCAGGCTGTCCGGCGTTGCCGCCGCCCGTGTAGTGCGTATGCTGTACGGCTGGGTGCAGAACAACCAAGTGCCCCTGACCCAGAAGATAGTGGACGATGTAGTAGAGGCCCAGGCGGGCCACGATTTATGAAAGGGTTAAACGGGGTTTAAATCTTGCTCGCCTGGCGGCCGGCTTATCTCAAAGCAGATGGCGCAAACACCCCTGCAGCACCGTCTGTCTCAAACCATCGCCATCCGCGCCCCGCTCCTGGTATGTTATCCACATCCCAGCGCAAACCCGCGCCACGCCTGGCTTCCCGTCCCTCTATCGCTCCCAATATCCCGCCAAATCCCATTCACTCCCTTGTCTCAATCCCTCTGTCCCCCCTCAACCTGCGTCACCGCTCGGCCCAGTGGTGCATGGACATTGGCGATGATTGACCGGTGTTTATCATTCTCCTGAAGAGCATGTTTTGTTGCTGGCAGGTCCACCTTGATCCAGTGCAAGACGTCCA